TTCACTTACGGGTGCGGCGGCCCTTTTCGTAAGGACTGATAATGGCAGAACGCACCGTCAATGACGTTCGGGTCTATATCGATAGCTCGGGCATACCGCGTGAAGCACCGATTGTCCCGGGCGACACTGCTGCGTCGATGCTCCCTTCGCCTGACTTCACGCCGGAGCAGCAGGCGATGGCCAAGCTCCCCCTGCCTTTCCGGAATATCCTGCGCGACCCATTCATCGCACCCGTCGTGATCGGCGGCAAAACGATAGCCTACCCCCAGACAACGGTCGACGCGATCCGCAACAAGGGCTGCTCATCCTTCCGCATCATCAACCCGAACCAGTGCTGCATCCGGTTCCGTGGCGCGAAGGATATGGATGATCTGATCAAGGAAGGCGAAGGGCGCTTGCTCGGTCCCGGCGGCGTAGAGGTCTTCTCGACGCAGAACCCCACGCACCTGAGCGTAATGCCTGTCGCGCGACCGGGCCTCCCCGTGCCCAGCGAGCTTTCGCCTGTCGAGCTCAACTATGGGATCGGCGGCTGATGCTGCGGTCAACGGGATTGGGCCGGAAAGGCGACAAGGGTGATCCTGGGGCGGCCGGGGCTAAAGGCGACAGCGGCCCGATCGGTCCTGCTGGTCCTCAGGGCGTGGCTGGCCCTGCTGGCTCAAAGGGTGACACCGGAGCCCCCGGAGCGACTGGCCCGACCGGAGTGAAGGGTGACCCAGGCCCGCAAGGCGCAACCGGCGCAGTAGGCCCTCAAGGCGCGAAGGGCGACATGGGCGCAATCGGCCCGGCAGGTCCAGCAGCGACCACAGGCACCTTGCAGTTCATCGGCAACGTCACAGTCAGCCAGACCCTGCTGCTCGCGCTCGGCGCCGGCATGGCTCGTCGCGCGCTAACGCTGGCGGGGGTCAAGACTACCGATCGCCTGACGTTTGCCGCCATCACGCCCTGCGCGGCCGGCTGCGAGGCCATGAACGTCTATGCCACCGCCGCCGATCAGGTGACCGTCGCATATAACACCCCGGCGCTCGGCATCGGCGCTGTGATCAGCATTCCGATCGCCGTTTACAGGATCTTGCCCTGATGCCCTACACCCGCCCCACGCTTGAGCAGTTCCAGGCCTTGTTCCCAGCGTTCTCGACGCTTCAACAAGCCTCCTACGATGCATGGGCGATCAAGGCAGAGGCGCGCGTCGGGGCAGAATACGGCGATGAGCAACAGGACGCGACCGAGCTGCTGACGGCGCACTTGCTGGCGTCCAACAGCGTCGGCATCTCGCCAGCGTCGGCAACCCTCGCGGCCACCGGTGCCACGTCGTTCAAGAGCGGCGATTTCAGTGCGTCCATATCGGAAAGCGCGGTCGCGGCGAAGACCAAGGGTGGCTACGGCTCCACGCCCTACGGCTTGCAGTTCGCAGCGATCCAGCGGCGCGTCTTCGGCGGCCCGGTGCTGATGGGCTATGCCGAGGGGCCTTGCTGGTGAGCTTGGCGGATGCCTTTGCCGACATCGGCCTCGCGTTCTCTGCCGAGATGGGTGGTCCGTATGTGGACGCCGAAGCGGTCTGGCCGGGCACGCCGGTGAAGGATGCCGGCGGCTCGATCATCACACCTGGCGTTCCGGTCTACAAGCCATGCAAGGTCCAGTTCGACCGCGCCACGCAGGACATGCGGACCGCGCCAGACTTCCTGCAAACCGATCTTCGCATCCTGGTGCTTGCCGCCACATTGGGCGGCCCACTGGACACCACGGCCAAGATCAAGGTTCAATCCGGCTCCTATGGAGGCACATGGGCAATCCTCTCGTGCGTCCGCGATCCTGCTGGCGTCGGCTATGTGTGCCGTGGGCGCCGATCATGACCCTTAAGGGAAAAGACGCGCACATCCGCCGCCTGCGCAAGCTGTCCGGCAACCAGGTCAAGGGTTTGGCTGGCGCGATCGTCTACGAGGGCGCGGACACCATCAGGGCTGAGGCGTTCCGGCTTGTGTCGGCCGGCAGCGTGTCTGGAAAGGGCCACGTCGCGTCCTTGCCGGGTGAAGCCCCGAACCGCGAGCATGGCGATCTTCAGGCAGGCATGAAGGCGGCGCAGACCGGACCAGTAACGGCGGAGTTCCGCAGCGAGGCTGACCACGCGCAACCGCTGGAGTTCGGCACGAGCAAGATGGCTGCGCGTCCTCATGTTCGACCGGCGCGCGACACGAAAAAGCCTGAGATCGAGAAGCGCTTCGCCGGGCAATTCGACAAGCTGGTGAAGGCGAGTGGCGGCTGATGGCAACGCAAGCGGCCCTTCAGCGCTACGTCCGCCGCGCGCTCATGATCCGGGCGAAAGCAGATGCGACACTGACCGCGCTTGTGTCAGTGGCCTCGATCAACCCCGATGGCGAGCCGGCGTGGCCCTTCGTCCAGTTCGATGTGCCCAGGACGCAGCCATTGCGCCTGTCATGCGTAAAGGGGGCGACGGCGCAGGTTGACGTGCATCTGTTCGTCGGGCCGCGCGAGGAGGCCGGAAACACGGTTGAAACCGGCTATGATCATGCCTCCCGCTGCGCCGCCGCACTGGAAGCGGTAATCAGCGATGCCTGGATTGACTTGGAGGATGGTTCACGCGCGCGCCTGCGCCTGAGCGACACCCAGATGCTACGCGATGCCGAGCCGGATGCCTGGCACTGGTTTGGCCAGGTCAACGCGCGAGTGCTGGCGGAGTAGCACGCGTTAGGCGCATGATTGGACGCGGTTCTTCCATTTTGCCGCCATGATCGGCCCAGACCATCGCATTTCTACTCGGGAGGGCGGGCCATCAGAGATCGTGACGGTCCATGATACCACCCCGCCATCTTCGTACGACATGATCCTTCTCTGTTCGCCGCGGATCGTATTGGGCGTGCCTGCGCTTGAAAGAGCCAGAGCAATGCATTCTTCCAACTGAGCGGGGCTTTTGGCACTATCGTATGCAAGGCGCGGCGCTTGGCCATCCAGACTGCTTGCGGTGGCACAGCCGCTGAGAGCAAGGCCGGCCAGTAAGAAGATGCGCTGCATGTAGGTGTCTCGCCTTGGGTTTGCTGATCCAGCTATCAATGCCTCGTCCGCGCCGCTATGTCATCTGCGTGGATGTTGAGCCTTCCCCTGAGCCGACCTTGGATCTGCTGATGATCCTGATCGCCGAATTGCAGCGCGACGGCGTACTCGACGGGCGCAACATCACCAGCATGGTGCGCCGGCTTGAGCTATCCGACCTTTCCGACTTGGCCCAGCGAGTGCAGATGATCCCGCTATCCAATGCGCTCGACGAGCCTGACGATATACGCTCCGGCTTCGAGGTCATTGACGGCGGTAAGCGCGAGGACTGACGTGCCATAGGGTCTGCTCCGATGTTGTATCGGAGACGCCCGTGAGCCTTCCAGTCGAAGCAGACTTCGCAGTTGTCAGCATGGGCAACGGCGCCTCGCCCGAAGTCTTCACGATCCTGTGCGGCATGGAGCAGGTCTCCATCAACCGTGTGGCCAACACCAACGACCGCTTCCGCCGCGACTGCGCCGCACCTGGGACGCCGGCCTATCGCCGCTCGCGCACCACTGGCAAGCAGATGGACATCACCGCATCAGGCGCGATCAACATCCCCGACATCGCCCGCTACAACGAAGCGCTGGGCAAGGGGCGCAACTACCGCATCGAGCTTGGCCAGTACGATGAAACGCCGGAGGGCGAGGTCATCCACACGATCGCGGGCCGCTTCAACCTGACCTCCGCCAACTCGGGCGTGGGCGACGAAGGCACCGCCGAAGTCACGCTGGCGAGCGATGGCGTGTGGACCGAAACGACGGATCTGCCGAGCGCCTAAATGGAAACGGCGGTCGAGCTTCCTTTCGGGGACGGCACCTATCGGTTCTGGCTTCCGCTACCCCAGATCGTCGCCCTTGAGCGCAAGTGTGCCGATACCTCCCTCCTGGTGATCGAGGAGCGGCTGCGCGCTTCGATTGGTGTGGATGCGGACGGCGGCTTCACGTTCGTCGGCGGCGGTTCCGCGATGATCGCAGACGTGCGCGAGACCATCCGGCAGGCCCTGGTGGGCGGCAACAGCGGCATGGTGGATGGCCAGGAGGTCGAGGTGGGGCCCATCACCGCCAGCCAATTGACGGATCAGTACGTCTATCCCGCCCGCCCTCTGTCGGAAGGCGTGGTGACCGCTTGGCGCATCCTTCACGCGGCCATCCACGGCGCGCAGCTCGTAAAAAAAAAGGACGACGCGCCACCGAGAGGCCGGCGCCGTTCTGCAAAGGGCAGCTAATCGC